TCAGCTTTGCGTTAGCCGCGGCGCCGCGCAGATCCCCAAACTTGCCCTGCAGCTTGGCCAGGATGTCGAGCATCGGCAGTACCTTGCCGTTGGTGTCGGTGAACTTCATCCCCAGCTTGTCCGAGGCGTTCTCGATGTTCTCGAAGAACGCCTTGTAGCGCCCGCCGGCGTCTCCGCCTTCCATGGTGCTGGATAGGCTGCCGATCACCGCCATCTGCTCGGCAATGTCGATGCCGGCGGCGGTGGCGATCGCGCCGGCCTCCTTGAAGCCGTCTTTCATCTGCTCGCCGCTGGTGCGGAACAGCTGCACCGCCAGGGCGGTCTGGCCGCCCAGCTTCTCGACCCACTGACTCTTGCCCATCGCGTCGGCCTGCTGCTTCTGCAGGTTGTACAGCGTGCCGACGTACTCACTCATCACGTCCTGGTCGGACTTGGTGGCCTTGGCCAGCACGCTGCTGGTGTTGGTGAAAGCGGCCAGCTGGGAGCCGGCCAGGCCCTTGATCGCGCCTTCGATCTTGTACGCCGAGGCGACGAAGTCGCGGGCGTTCTCGCCGTAGGCCACGGAGAAATCCAGGGCCTTGGTGTTGAGCGCGTCCAGGGCATCCTCGGCCACGCCGAGCGAGCGCACATCGCCCAGGGCACGGTTCACCTCCAGCGCAGGCTCCAGTGAGGCCTCGATGCCGGTCAGCGAACCCCACAGGCCCGCGACGCCGGTACCGATCTGCTTGATGTTGGCTTCGCTCTTTTCCGCAAGGTCGTTGAAACCTTGGGTCACCTTGGCCAGGGGCGCGGTGACCTTGTCGGTCAGGGCCAGGATGAACTCCAGGCGGCTGGATGCGTTGTTCGCGCTCATGGGGTGGTCAGCTTCCGTTGAAGGCTCGGGCGATGCCGTTGGCTATGGCGATTTCCATGCGCCGCCAGTGCTCGTCCTCCAGCCACTTGGCTGTGCCCAGGTTCTCGGGCGTGGGAGCGGCACCGGGCAGCCAGCGTTCAGCCAGGGCCAGCAGCTGGCCCAGGCCGTCCTCGGTCAGTCGTTCGGCGTGGCCGAGCGCTTTTTTACGGTGACCTCAACGGTCGGGGCGTACTCCTCGACCAGGGCGCCGGCGAGCTGCAGGACGGTCATCGGGTTGGCCAGCAGCGGTTTCAGCTGCTCCTTGTGCTCGGGCTTCACGGCGTTGACCAACAGGTTGTTGGCCGGCGCGACCTTGTTGGACGGGGTCAGGGCGTTGATGTACTTGGTCATCAGCGCCGGATCGATGGCGAAGTCCAGGGACAGCTCGCCCACTTCCAGGGTGATCTCAGTACGTTGGGTCATGGTGTTGCTCCAGTTGCGGGTTGATGGGGGCAAAAGGTGCGGACGTGGTCCTGCAGGCCAAGAATCATTTGCTGCGCAAGGGCGAGCTGACCTCGGAGGGTGAAATAAGCCGATCGAGCGTCTGCTGTGAGTTCGGCGGTGGCTGCATCAGCCACGCCGGCGCCGCCGGAATGGGCGGGCACTGCGGGGCAGGTGGCGTTGACGAGCAGCCGCTGATCACCGCGATCAACAGCGTGCTGCAGATCCTGGTTGCGTTGCTGTGCATGGCTCAGCTCCTGGGTGTGTTTGTTGTCGAGCGCGGCGGCGATCGCCAGGCGCTCGCCGGTGATGCGGACGGCCTCGCGCAGGCCCTTGGCCTCGTCCTGGGCCAGGTCGCGCTCCGATCGGGCGTTGTCGCGCTGCTGCAGCACCAGGTCGAAGGCGAACCAGGCCGCGCCGGCGACCAGGGCCAGGGTCAGCAGCGGGGTCAGGCCGCGCACAGTGCCGCCTCCTCAAGGCGTCGAGCGTGCAGCCCTGGTACGAAGACCTTGCGCCCCTTGATGTCGGTGACGTAGGCCCAGACGGGACGCCCATCGGCGCCCCAAGCCAGCGCCCGGCAGCCCTCCGCGATGCGACCCTCGTTGATGAGCCCCACGGCCCGGCTCGCGCAGGTCGAGGGCGTACCGACGTTGTGCCCGAGGCTGGACAGCGCGTCGAACGTGTTCTGGCTGATCTTGTCGTTGGTCAGGCAGTCAGCCAGGCCCAGCTGGCCCTTCTTGACCACCAGATGTTCTACCTCGGCGCAGCGCTCCGGCGACCAGTAGTCACCGACAATCACGGGGTAAGGGCTGGTATGGCGAGTGATGCCCTTGCACACGGTCGGCAGGCCCCGGGCCAGCTTGTCGGCGTAGGCCGCGTTCTGGCCTTCACCTTCCCACTTGCCCAGGAAGGCCATCAGGGTGCTGCTGCCCAGGACCAGAGTGATCGCGCCGGTGATGATCTTGTTGCGCAGGCTCATCCCTTGGCCCTCCAGTTGCTGAGCATCTGGCGGTACTTGGGGGCCAGCAGAACGATCTGCAGCACCATGTAAAGCGCGGTCAGCATGTAGGCGACCGCCGACCAATCGACGGTGCCTGTGGCCCCCGTAGCGGCCACGCCGATGGCGGGCGCTGCTTTGGCCACAGCAATTGCGGTGTCCTGGGCCGCTTGATTTGCGCTCATCGCTGAACCCCTTTCTCAAAAGTGGACTGGCACGGGACGCAGCGGGTCTTGCCGCCCAGGGCGCGGCGCGCCTCGGGGATTTCGCCGTCGCAGTCTTCGCAGTGAGTGAGGCTCGGCCCGGCCGGCGCGCTCTTGCCCCGGGCTGCGGCGATCGCCTGGTCACGCTGACGCTGTTCCAGGGCCTGGGCGCGGTCGAACGGGCAAACCATCAGCTCAGGCCCTCGATCTCTTCGGCAGACAGGTACGGCACGCCGTTGATGTGGATAAAGTCCGGGCTGGTGACATCGAACGGCAGCTTGTGCTTGGTCTTCTCGCCGCCCTTCGGGTCGATGTTCAGCAGGCTGGAGATCTTCAGCCGGCAGCCGAAGGCTTCCACGCGGATCTCGTCGGTCGGCGTCTTGGCGTAGAACAGCTGGTCGAAGGTCTCCAGCTGACGGAAGCTGCCGGCCTTGCCGGCGGCCTCGATCAGCAGGTTGAAGTTGGTGGTGTCCACCTCCAGCTCGCCGCTGGCTGATACGTCGCCGGCGACCCAGCCGTCCGGTACGCCCTTGGTCTGTGCCACGGCGCTGTTGTCGGTGATGTCGAGGGTGGCGGTTTCAACGTGGATCTTCAGGTCGCCCACGCTGATGTCGAAGTTCATGCCGCTGATCTTGGCCATGAGTTACTCCTGGTTGTCCTGGGAAAGGTCGAGCGCGATGTTCGCGGTGATGTCCTTGGGGCAGTTGTGCGGGCGGATCTTCAGGAACACCTCAACCTGGTTGCGGCTCTTCCAGGCAATGACCATGTCGCCGTCCTTGGGTGACTGGATCTCGCCCGGGAACACCTCGCCGGCGAACTTCACGGCTTTGGCCATCTTGCGCAGGGGCGCCATCAGGGCGCTGGTGTTGGCGGCCATGCTCGCGGCGCTGTTGTTCAGGCGGCGGTCACCGATGCGACGGATCAGCAGCGGTCGGACCTGGCGGGCGGCCTTGTCGGCTAGGCGCAGGTATTCCAGGACCTGAAAGTCACTGGCGGCGGTATCCAGCATGTTGGCGTCGCCCCAGTACACGCCCTCATAGTCCGGGTACGTCTGCGAGACGGAGAACCGCGCCTTGTCCAGCTCGCTACGGATCGCAGACGGCAGGGGCACGCCTTCCTTGTCCTGCGGCACGGCGCCCAGGCCCTGGACTGCGCCGCTCGCCACGCGCATAGGGCTGTCCGCGATGCTCCAGGCCGCATTGGCCAGGCGCCCGGCCAGTACGCCCAGGTCATTACCATGGAGCTGGGGCACGACGACGACGCGCGGGGCGGCAATGCCGGCGGTGATCGCCTTTTGCTCCACCAGGTACTCGGCCCAGGTGGCGACCGGCAGAATGCCGGCGGACGCAGCCAGGACGAAGGCGCGGCGCCCGTACCTGGCGTTGAGCTGGTCGGCGGCGGTGTGCATGGCCTCCAGCTCGGCGCCGGTGGTGACCGGCTTGGTGATTACCACGCCCTCGACGGAAAAGCCCTGTTGCTGGGCGTATTCAAGAGCTGAAGACCAATCAGCGTCAGCGCCGATCGGCGCGGCCAGGCAGGCCCAGCGGTCACCACCGTTGGCCCGGGCGGCGATGATCTGGGTTTTCAGATCGCTGACCGCCACGCCCAGGTCGTTGTCCAGGTCGCTGTCGGTGTTCAGCGGCAGCAGCTTGCCGACGTTCTTGCCAGCGGCGCCGATGAAAAGGAAATAGCGCTCGATCTCGGTCACGGCACCCTGGCCGAGGTTGAGATTGTTCACGCTGACTTTGCCGAGTGCCATGTGATGCCTCGTTAGCGGGGTGAGTGAAGGATTTGGTCCAGCACCTGGTTCACCAGGTCGCTGGTTTCTTGGGCGCTCGCGCCCAGGAACTGGCGCTTCGGCAGCTTGATTTCCCAGCTGTCGGCGCCGGTGGTCTCGCCGCGCTCCTCGTCCAGGACACGGATCAGGACGCCGGCCTGCATGTAGCTGACGTGCTCGAGGATCCACGCAACGCTGGGGCGGCTCAGGCGCTTCTTGCCGGGCTGGCGGACCTTGAAGCCCAGCCGGAGCAGGCGTTTTGCCTGTTTGGCGGTGGACACGGCACCTGCAGGGACGCGGCTCCAACGGCGCATCTGCTGCGCGGTACGTCGCTCCGATGCGCCGTTGTGCTGCTGCCCTGCAACCCAGCGGGTAAGGCCGTTCTTCCAACCCAGCACGGCCTGGTCGGGGGTCAGGCTGGTGACCTGCAGCAACTTGCCCAGGCCGGCCTCCATCTTCTTCTGGCCAGGCTGGGAGCGTCTGCGCGGGGCGAAGGGCGTACCGTCCAGGTTCTCCTGGGCACGGATCCGCCGGCGGCTCATCGAGCGAGTGCGCTTCGACACGTTGTTGAGAAGGCGCCGGCGCAGGCGTGGGGGCAGCTCCAGCAGGGCGAGTTGCTTCTGAGCGTCCAACATGCCCCGGATGTCCTGCTGCAGAACGCTACTGGCCATGGCTGGCCACCTCGCCGCGCTCGGCCACCCACAGGTCGAACGGCACAAATGACCAGGTCCTGCCGAAGGCTTCGATCTCGCCGACCTCGTCTTCGGCCAGGTACTGCGGCTCGACAAAGTCCAGGACCAGTTCCACATCGAACAGGTCGTTGTCCAGGTCCAGCGGCTCGACGTTGAACGCCGGCGCGGCCAGCTCGAACCTGTGGCGCTCGGGGTCGTGGGTTTCCAGCCAGCTGCCCACCAGGGCCATGAGGCGCCCGGGGTGGCCGGTGAAGCGCTCGAAGTCGAACACGGCGCGATAGCGCATGTTGCCCATCTGCAGGCCGTGTTCGGTCTCGGCCCACACCAGCTGCAGGTCGACCTGCTCGGACCAGGCATCCAGCTGCTCAGGCGGCACCAGCTCGCGTTCGAGCAGGTAGGCGGTCAGTGCCTTCAACTGGTTCACAGCAATGCCGCCGTGATGCGGCTACGGCCCTGCAGGGCACGCACAGCGCCTTGGCTGTAGGCCAAGTAGGTCTCGGCGCGCTCCGGGGCCTCCTTGCCGGTGTTCTCGGCTACGTCGCGGCGGGTCACCGTGGCGTAGTCGGCCAGGCCGGCGGCCTTGGCGCGACAGTACACGGCACGCTTGTACAGATCGGTCTTCAGCTTGCGCTCTGGCAGTAGCATCGGATCGGCAGTGGCCACGGCGGTCATGCCCAGGCCTTGCCAGCTTGTCATCAGCTTCTGCAGGTCCTGGTTGATCTCGGCCATGGCCACGGTCAGGTGAGTGACCAGCGTTTCGCCCAGGTACTCGCCCGGCAGGCGGTAAGCCTTCTGGTACTCAGCCAGGGAGAGGTTCGGCCAGAAACCGTTGTTCTCGATGGTCTGGTCCAAGACCGTGGTGGGTTTGCCTGAAAAGCTCATCGCTGGCCACTCGAAAAGGGCGGGAGACACCGTTGCCACGGGGCGGGCCATAAATGGCCGACACGTTTCACGGGTTCCCGCTGGGGGGGTAGTCGGTTATTCAGTGCCGCTGGCGGCGGCTTGCTGCTTGTTCAAAGCTTTGCGGGCGTTCTCAATGCGGGTGCCTACGCCGACCTTGGGATAGAGCGCCTGGGCACGTTCCAGATGCTCGATCGCCTTGGTCCACTCCTGGGCCTCCAGTGCACGGATGCCGATCAGCTTGTGGAACTTGGCCGGGATCTGCTCCGTCAGCTCCCACTCGCCATCGACACGCGGCAGCAAGCTGGACAGGTACGGCTCTGGGCTGCGCTTCGCCTGATACTCGCCATAGGCCCACTCGCAGACGGCATCAGCGACAAAGGTCTGGATGTCACGGCGCTTGAAGCGCTCTGGCATTTCCTGCTCCTGCTCGATCGCGATGTCTGCCAGCTCCAGGGCGTCCTCGAACTGAGCGGTATCGAACAGCCAGACCATGACCTGGACGAGCACACGGTTTGGAAAGACCAGGCCGGACTCGACGTAGCGCTGGACGTAATCCTGGTACTTGGGCAGCAGTTCGTTGCGCTTGAGGTCCTGGCGAGTGGAAAGGCCCTTGATATCGCTCAGGCGGGCCAGGTCCTCGGCCAGGCCGACCTCCATCAGGGCCAGATGCTTGGCGGCATTCGCCGGACTGCTCAAGGCCTCGCTGGGGGAGTAGGGCAGCGAGGCAGCGGCCAGGCTGCTGGCCAACACCGCTACGCCTTCCTCCAGGACCCGCCGTTTGTGGGCCAGGGCTAGGCTCATCACACAAGCTCCACAGAGCTGGCTTCGAGGCCGGCGAACTTACCCAACTGCTCGATCACGTAACCTTCGTTGCGCCCGTTGTAGTCCTCGGTACGGGAGCGTTTCGGGTTCTCGATCAGGTGGCGCCGCCAGCTGGTGTCCTGGAAGTAGATCGACAGGTTGTCCCAGGAGGTAATGACGATGCCCTTGCTCGGGAAGAACGGGATCAGGAAGGACGGCAGACCGCCATAGGTGGCGATCACCTGGGCATCCTCGATGCGCTCTTTCTCGGTCGGCGTCTGGCCTTGGGCTGCGTACAGGCGGCCCTTGTCGTGGGCCAGCAGATCCGAGCCGACGATGGCCACCAGGTCGCCCTCGTCGCGGAACACCGGGTCGATCATTTGCTTGACGTCATGCACTGCGGAGTCGAGGTTTTCGTAGTCGCCGCCTTTGCCCAGGGTGATCTTCTTGGCTGGGTCCGATCTCAGGATCTGCTCGGGGATCTGCTCGCGGGCGATCTGCAGCCAGCCCTTGTTCACGTCCTGGAGCATCGGGAAGTTGGCTAGGTCGGTCTGCTTCGCGGCGCTGAGGCCATGCCAGCCAATCATGATGCGGTCCAAGGCGATACGCTTCTGAACCGCCGCCAGGTAGCGCTGGGCGAAGTCTGGGAACTTGGCCCAGGCGTCGATGGTGGCGAACTTCAGCGCCACGTCAGTCTCGGTGTGGAACAGCTCGTAAGTGTTGTTCTTCAGGTCGAGCAGGTGGCGTGGCTCGCGGTCGTTCTTGTCAGTGTCGGTGCGGCTGGTGGCCGGGCCGTTCAGGCCCAGTAGTACCTTCTCGCCCTTGATCTCGCTGACCGGCACGACGTTGATACGGCCCAGGAAGTCCACTCGCTCGGTGATCTGGTCGTTCAGCTCCTGGGCGTGGGTTGGCTCCACGGCAAAGGTGCGAGCGGCGTCACCGATGTTGTACGCCTCGGCCAGGTCTTCCTGGAGCTGCAGGTATTGCGCTGCAGCGCGTTGCGACAGGGCGGCCATTAGCGCAGGCCCCCACCACGTTTGGCGCCCGCGTTGCCGGTGGTGCGCGGCACCTGGCGACGGTTGGCCGGCTGGTTGAACATCTTGGTCATGGTCTCCTGGATTTCATCCATCCGGGCGCTCAGCTCCTTGACCTGCTTGCTGCCTTTCTTGCCGCCTTTACGGCTGTACTCGCGATTTTCGTCGGCCTCGTCCACCACATCCTGGACGGCGGCTCCCACGGCATCGACCACGTCTTTGTTTTCGCTGTCGTCCACTTCTTCCACGACTGGCTCAAGCACGGCCTGGAAGCCGGCCAGAATGATTACGAGTTGGTCAGTCAGCGCTTTCAGCGCCTTGGCGGTTGCTTCATCCATTGGTTGGTTCTCGTCGGGTGAGGGGGTATCAGGGGTGGTGATGTCGGCGAAGCGCTTGCACAGGCCGGCCAGTCCGGAAAAGAAGCGGCGCAGCTCACCCTGTTGCTGGCCGCCTTCGCGCAGGGAATCCAGGGGCACAGCGGCGCAGTAGTAGGAGGTCTTGGCGTAGCGGTGCCCCTTGCGGGCGCCACGGGAGAAATACAGCTCTTGGGTGCCCAGGCTGGCGGGTGAGTCGGTGACGGCTAGGCCGGTGAGATAGAAGCGACCGGTGTTGGCAAAATTCGGCGTGATCTCCACGCTGGTGAACAGCTTTTCGCCCTGGTCGTTCAGGTGCAGCAGCTTGTCGTTGGGCTTGAGCTGCGCTTCCAGGGCCACCTGGCCGGGCTCCAGCTCGGGGTCGTCGCTCTCGGTGACCAGGCGCAGGGCGAACACGGTGCCGTGGGAGCCTGGCCAACGTTCGTGCTCGCTCCAGATTACGGCGGTGTAAGTGGTGAGTTTGTAGGTCTCGGCACAATCGACCAGCTCCTGCACGGTGATCTCGCGGTTGTCGGCGGTGAAGCCGCTGAGCGCGACACGCTTCCAGTAGGAGACGAGGGAACGGGGCATTGTGGGTGGCTCGGTGGTGGTCGATGAGCGCCAC